AAAAAGTCGCTGCTGCTACTGCGACTACACAAGCAGAAAAAGATACTGCAGAGTTGAATGTTCAAGACTTATTAGCAATGCTAAATGCAACAGGAGCTATAACTCCTAAAGAGTATATGAAGCAAAAGCTAAACTTAAAAGATGACTTTAAAGAATTTGAGTTTCAGACTGATTTAAGAATAGACCCTGATGCTACTCCGTTAGAAAATAAGGCGAGGGTGGCTCTTACAAGGCAGAAATTAAGAGACGGAACATATGGATTTACTTTTGAAGAACAGATAAAAGCAGAAGAAGCTGTTGACATGGTATCAGATAGAGTTGATGAAGAAGAAAAGGATGCTAAGGAAAAGATAATGGATGCCAATGGCTCAGAGTTAATAGACAAGGTTACTAAATCTGCAGAGCAATTTACAGTTGTGGATATAATGAAGTTTAATGCTGAAAAGCCTAGTGACCAGCAAATAGTAAATGACATGATAGAATTTAAAATGAAAAAGTCTACTGTCAATTACCAAACAGCTAAGCAGATTTATGTTGAGTTAGCTGACACAGTGGTTGATTCAGATGAATTAATAAAAAAGACAAGAGCTCACATAACATCGGGCATTAAAGATAGCAACGTTCAGGCACTTGATGGAGCTAACTTAAATCAGTTGCTGGACAAATTAGGAATAGAAGCAGAAAAGTATAAAAAGAAAAAAGGCTCGCTTAATAGAATGATTAGTTCCTCATTAAAGCGAATTAAATCAACTGGCAGGCAGCTCGGTGATAATTTAATTTCTCAAAATAAAAATAATGCTAGCAGCGTTTACTCAGGCTACAAGGAAGTTATAGATAATATAATAAGCGGAAAGCTTGCAACGGAAGAAGCTATAGAAGAGTTTACAAATAAGATAGTCACCAAGATGCGAAGAGAATCTAATCCGCATATAGCTAATATGGGTGAGCAACACACTTTAATGATGGATTCTTATGGCAATAAAGCTATGGTTAATCCAGATGGAACATTTGAAGAAGTAGTAGAGGAAGATAATGGCACAGATAAGTAATGGAAACATAGACTTAAAAGATAGACCTATCGTAAATAATCCAGATGGTTCTTTTAGCACGGAATCTTCTAAGAGTTTTAATATAGATGGGAAAGAAGTTTTAATGCCTACGATTATCAATGGGAAGAGAGTATCAGACCAGCAAGCTATTGAGCATTATAACAAAACAGGAGAGAATCTAGGTAGATTTGATACTATAGACGAAGCTAACAGTTCCGCTGAAAAAATACACAATAGGTTTGATATTACAACAGCAGTCCCAGCAGGTGGCGATGGCAAGTCAACAAGCGTATTTGATATAACTACTGCTATGCCTATATCGCCTAAAGCATTCAAGCTAGAAGAGACTTCATTTAGAGCACCCGACAAAATAGAGTCTCAAGAGTTTAAATCTAAAGAGCAAATTGATACTTTAAAAGCCAGAGCGGTTGTGGAGCAAACTTATAGAGAAAAGGATGAAGATGTTCCAATTAGCCTCAGAGCGGAATGGTATGTAAAGGACACACAGCCCTTTGTTGAAAAGGGAATGCTATTAGCAACTCCCTGGACAGCAGGCATAGCGGGTTGGGATATATTGAAATCTTATGCCGTGGCAGGAGTCAATGGCGACAAGGTATCACTTAAAAACATAGGCGACAGCAGAGAGTTTGACGAGATTGAAGCTTTTGATATGGCTGTTACTAGCCCTGAGTTTGTTGAAGGCTCAAAGACAGTGCTAAAGGCAATAAATGAATTGGCTCATACGATGCCAATACTTCCTGCACGGATAATGAATCTATCTAAGAACACTGTAAATGAGTCTATCAATCGGATGGACAAGGATGTTATTAAAGAACTTACCAAATCAGGAATTGATATAGCTGGAATGATTGCTACGGGCACAATATTTAGCTTGGCAAAGAATGCTATTATGAAATCAGTTACGACAGGCAAGGGGATTATACAAGAAGAACTCGTTAGAAGGAACTTATCAAAAATAATAAAAGAAATAAAACCAGGAATTAACGAAGCAAGTTTAGCAGATAAGGTGGATGTGTTATTAGCTTATGGTCAGAAATTTGGTTTCAATGAAAAGTTTGCAGACAAGATAATAAAAGAAGCATCTACTGAATATTGGAAAAGGTTGTTAACAGCTCCATTTAAAGGTCGTATAGGATTAACTATTGATTTTGTAAAATATAAACCAGGCGAAATAATCAAAGCATTGAAATCTATGCCAATATCTAAAGGGTTAACAAAAACTTATTCAGAGGCAATTACAAAAGGTCTAGTAGATACGCTACCAGCAGCTATAAAAGAAACTATATCTACAGTATTAGCACCAAAGAAAACCGTAGCAGATTTTAATCAAGAAAAACAGCCACTGGCAGAAAAAGATATTAAAGTGGAGCAGGAGCTTGTTGATAAAGTAAATATAGTTCAGGAAGAACTAGGTGCGGATATTAAGATATCTAGTGGCTTTAGAACTAAGGAATATAATGAGTTTCTTAAAACTTTAGGATATAACCCTGCGGAAGATAGCTTGCATATTAAAGGCAGGGCAGCAGATATTAAAATAACAGATGGGCGATTTACTCACGAAGAAGTTTTAAATGCAGCACGTAAAGCTGGGCTAGATGTGGAAGACATTACTTTGACACCTCATCATATACATGTGGAGCTTCCTACGAAAGGAACACCTACAAAACTACAGCCGCCCAAAATTTCGCAAGAAGAAATCGCCAAGCTCAAAGAGGACGTAAGTGGCATCCTGGATGCTAAGCCGAAGGCTGAGCCTACCACAGTCAACAAGCTTAAGCAGCAGATATATGCTAACGCTGCAGTGAGAGGATTGCCTAAGACTCAAGTAAATGACCTTATAAAGAAACTCACTGGCAAGGGCAGCATAGACAACAAGTCCTTCACAGAGGATGAGCTACAAGCTGTCCTAGGCGATTTAAAGAAGCTCAGACCTAAGCACATCGGAGCAAGGGACGTTGTAACTAAGAAAACAGAAAAGGCAATTCAAGCAGCTAAAGAGAACATGCTCAAGAACAAGGAAATAACTCAAGAGATTTATGATAACATACTTTCTCGCATGGACATAATAGACCCTAGATATGTCGGCTCGTTCCAGTATATTACGGAGCAGCAAGGCAAAGAGCTGCTTCATACAATGCGTTATTTAGCAGACATAAATAAAGAGCAAGTCAAGCTTGAAGAAGCTTACTCTAAGAATGAACCAGCCAAGAAATATGTAGACCTTGTGAAAGAGTCTGTACCAGAAGAGCCAATAGTAACAATACCAGGTGGAACGGATGCTCACCACGCTTATGATTCGCTAGAGCTTCAAACAGGGTTGCCATTTGGTAGATTGTTTGAAAAGACTAGGCACGATGTTCGTGTATCAAACAAGGAATTGGCAGATACTGTTAAGAAGGTATTTGGCGAAACACAGAAAGACCTTGTTAAGATAACAAAGAACCCTGAAGCTCTGGAAAGAATGCAGCAATACATAGGCTTCCAGAGACCTGACTATATACGAGGCAAGCCAGAATATCCAAAGGGCATAACGGACAAAGAAAAAGATATTGTTGACAAGATGATAAAGTTCGGTGAGAGCTTCCAGAACGAGATACGATACGAGAGAACTCTGCTATGGATTAAGGATGGAACTAGGATACCTAATGCTCCTGCCCGAGAGTTAACCAAAGCAAGGGAAATTTACTTAACAGAGGGCAAGGAAGCCTTAAAAGAGTGGTTAAAGAACAAAAGCTGGGGCGTTGTAACAGGCGGTGCTTACGACTTCGGTGAGGCTATAAAGGGCAAGATAAGGCTCTACAAGCCAAAGGCTGGAGCTATAAAGAAAGGCCTGGCTTCTAAGGAAACAATCCAATACAAGCCTTACGATAGAGATTTAGTTAACAGATTTATGTCCTATGCTAGGGGAGTAATTTTAAGAAAGAATTTAAGAGACGATGTCTTGGCTATAAAGTCTTTAGCAGAACTGATTAAGCCGCAGTTACTTGACCCAAGTAGCGAATTAAATCTTATTGAGAGAAATCTTCTTGAGATACTAGGTCAGAATACTTCCACGCCCCAAATCTATGAGAAGTTTTTAGTTGCTCTTTATTCTCAAGCAGCGAGAACATTATTCGCAGACCCTAGGAAGGGTGTAAGAAACTTATTCCAGAATGCAGCATTGCTAACTGGGATAGAAGATATTTTTAGGCTGTCCAGCCTTAGTAAGGCAGATAACGAATTCTTTGATACGTTCATAAGTCAAGATAAATCTATCAAACAAGATTTCTTATATTCAGATGTAAAGATAAACATTCCTTTATTAAAGAATCTTAATGAATGGGCTGACATGCTTAATGTTATGGGAAGAACAGATACTGTAAATAGATATATTGCGTTTAAAGCTACTCTTAATAAGGTAAAAGGTGCTATCAAGAACAATCCAGATTATATGTCTTCAGAAGAAAACTTTTATAAGTTTATCAAGGAATCAGGAATAGCTGATTTGAATCCTATGGAAAGAGTGCATGCCATAGATAGATTGGTAACCGATGGGCCAGAAGCATTTGCTCATTACCTTTCTAAGGCAGTAACTGAAAAGGTTCATTTCTTATACACAAGATTTGAAAGAGGATTTGCGGAACAGGGTGCAGCGCTATCCAAGATATTAACAAATTTATGGGTATTCAAAAAAGGATATATTCAAAGGCTAGTGTATGATGTTAAAAAGTTAAGACCTAGTCAGAGCAAAATAGAGACTCCTGTTGGCGGCCAAGTAAGAGGAGCAAGGTCTGCATTCTTTGCTACTGTGGGAGCAGCAATAGTTGGCGGGATATATATGAAAGTAACTGGGGATACAAGAAATCCATATAGCCCAATTACTATGGTGACAGGCATTTCCCTAGGTGGGTTAGCAACAGGCTCTCAGGAAAAACTTAATGAATTCTCAGGCACAGTAGTTGCTGCTGCATTTGGAGATAAAAAGGCTATGGCTAAATTGCCTGCACAATTAACAAGCATGGGAGACTTCACTATTCCATTTTATGATTTTATTATAAATGTGATAGAATCCCTAACAGATACAGTTGATATTGATAGAAAGAAGTTAAGGCAGATAAGAGAGAAGTTTGACAAGGAATACGAATTGAGAGAAGGCGATTATCAAATAAGAAGGACTAGACTAGAGAAGTTCAAGCATGCATTCTTTGGAACTGACCCAGAAGAACAAGAACCTTTTATTACTAAAATAGGGAGCAAATAATGGCTATAACATCCACCACGAATAAAGTAACATACACAGGTAACGCAGTAGCGAGTGTCTTTCCGTATGCGTTTAAGATATTCGCAAACACAGAGCTTGAAGTTGACCAGATACTAATATCAACCGAAGCTGTAACAAGACTTGCCTTAACCACAGATTACACAGTTTCAGGCGTAGACTCGTCAACAGGTGGTAATGTAA